GGTATCGACGGGGCTGGTTTCTGGTCCCGTTGGTACCTCTGGGGTCATCCAACTTTCGAGGGTGCGAAGAAGATCATATCTACCAAGTTCGGTTTAAAGTTCGTTTGAGATTTTCAAATCTTTCATAGAAACGTATCATAGTTCCAAGGCGTTCGTAAAGTTCCTCACCGAGATAGTGCTCTACGAATTCCTCAACAGTCCAGAAGAAGATTAGATCTCGATCGTATTCTCGCACGGCTTTGGCGTAGTGTTTCAACACGGAGTACGCTTCATCGATATTATCACCGTCCCACTCTACGAGAATCTTCTTTACATCGTCGAGTTGAAGTTCCTCAGCAGTTTCATACATGACACATTCTTTCGATATGTTCATGAGTTTACTCGCCGTATCTTCACCGATATAGGACTTGACGATATCATCCGCTGAACGACGCCCCATGGGTGTCCACACTTCTTTATTGTCTTCGATATTCATTTCATCGAGTGCTCGTGTAAAGTCCTTCATAATAGAGACAGCTTTTCTAACATTCGTATCATTCGTAACCCAATTATCAGACAATTTCTTCAATTCGTTGAGTCTAGACTTTTTCACAAAGTAAGGACCAGTCTTTGGGAAAAAGCTGAGGATATAAGATAACATCCGATTTATTTAGATAATCCTCTCTTTTTTAAGTTGGCTTTCAGCTCGGCTATGAGTTTAGCACGTTTATTGTTAAGTATGGGCTTTTTGGGAGGTGGAGGTGGGGGAATTGGGGCACGACCACTCGCCTGTTGAGATTGAGTGGGGGCAACGATCGTTTGACATATGCGAATAACTTTCTGTGCATTCTTCACACTATTCTCAAAGTTCATGGTAATCTTGGAACGAAGTTCTTTGGCAGAAAGCTTGATGCGTTTACCACCAACATTCTTTGTCACACGAAGACCCAATTTTTTTGCTTTATCTTTTAATTCCTTGTATTGCATATACTAATAGCTAAGAAAATCCTCAAACGTCACTAAATCTCTGTCTTCGATGAGAAGTGCAAACTCCAAATCTGCATCACTCAGGTCTTGAATAGGAATTTGAGATTCCATGAAAACTCGTTGTAGATATATGTCTCGGTCATCGAGGTACGTGAGAACGGCTGTAATGTCACCATTAGACATGGTATCGAGTGCTTGACAAAACTTGTGCTCCGAGAACTCTCCAAATTTGAGAAACTTATCTCGAATGAAATATTCTTCGGGTTCTTGGGGATCTTGATTGATATCATTGGCGAGAAATGAACATGTCATGAGAACGTGGATACCTCCACATATCTTTTTTATGAATTCTTTCTTAGCGGGAGTGATATTCATCTTGTACTTGAATTTTAGTCATTTCATTATCCACTTAGATCTCAAAATGATATTAAATGATAAAATGTTGTGATGTCTTCGTCGTTTATCATCTTAACAAAAATTCGATCATCTTTCGTGAACAAAAGTGGATTTGGAGATGCTAGTGTGAACGCACGGTCTAATGTTATACCGATACTATCGAAATATACCAACAGTTTTATTAAATTTTCCGAGTCCAACACATCTACAGCCATCCTAAACTTTCCAACCGAAAATTCGTATGTATCATCTTGGCTGCGATTGAACAATTGTTTTTTTATAAATTTTTCCATTTCATTGTGGGGTTCCGTACCTATCCGTTTTACGCACCCCATGTATTCCATTAAATCACCAACACCATGAGCAACCTTTTTTATAAATGTGCGCTTTTCTGGTGTCATACTTATTACATATACTATTATATGACAGAATTGGAAAAATTCGTACACGAAGTTTTACTCCCACGAATCGTACAACTTGAGATTGAAGTCGCAACACTACGAAAACACACATGGCCTTATGTACAAGCACAGAAAGAACACAATCAACTTGACGACATCGAGGCTAAGAGGGACTTTGTCAAAAGTCTCGATGATGACACTATAAAAGAGTTGCTTAACATGAAGGCAAAATTTTCAGAAACTTCTGGACTTCAGAAGAGTGAATACAATTCTTTAAAAAATCACTTTTGTTAAAAGAAATCATCCGTGCGATACATCGTCACATTGAAAGAACCAGTCTTACCAGTGACCGTTACAGATTCATTTCCATAAAGTTCCTGACATCCGATATCATCCACACAGTCACGTCCATCATGGGTCACTGGAATAGGGTAAAGGTTCTCGCCACCAGTCGTGGTGTAATAATGATAACGGTCACGGCGACCACGAACTTCCTTACCATATAGAGGGAGTGTTTCTCCATCCTCACCCACGAGAATGCCCATCTGTTGCATACGTCCAGGTTTATACTGTTTGATGGGTGGGCCCCTAAACTCGGGTTCACGCCTGATCTCCTGTGTACGAACGGGACGAGGCGGTGGAATCACGACAGGAACCTCAACTGGGACCTCGACGACTTGGGGATTGTACCACATGTAACCAATCACTACCACGAGTACGACAAGAGCCACCCATAGGAGCTGGGTCTTTGTCTTGTTCTTCATTTACTATAGTTAAGGAAAATCTTTCACTTAAAGATATGAAGGTCTTGGCAATCGATATCGGCTATCACAATATGGGTCTCGTTCTTGCGGAGTCTACTGCGGGTCCGAAAATCGAAGTCGAATACGTGAAGAAGGTAAGTCTTGAAGACTACAAATACATCAAATCGAATGACTTTGTAGATCTTGTTCCTTTATTTGTGGAGGACCACCAAGATATATTCGATGCAGCTGAGAAGATACTTATAGAACGACAACCACCTGGAGGTTTTACAAATATTGAAATACTTTTACATTACATGTTCAAAGATAAGGTTTCTTTAATTTCACCTGTGAGCATGCATACACATTTCGGTATGAGACATCTTGACTACGACCAGAGAAAGGAGCGAACTGTTTCGATAGCTGAGAAGTATATAGACGATGACATTCCATATGAAAGAAAACATGACATTGCGGATGCGTTATGTATGATCGTATATGACAATTTTAAGTCATGTGTTCACTTTTTCGACAAGTTCAAATATTTTGCCAAGGTATAATAAATGCCAACTGCCAAGCAGGTTCAGAACGCCAAGAAAAAATTAAAGATGACTCCCAAGCCAACTGGAAACAAGCCCAAACTCCCTAACCGTCTCACTTACATCGTCATTGCTGCGGATCCCAAAGTCAGTCGAGATCGTGCATTCCTGAAGACTGTTCGGGAGTACATGAAGAACACTCCTTCCTCAAAATCATCAAAGCGTTAGCCGTGCTTTCAAACATGTCGAAAATTTCACTCGTATTTTTTCGTTTAAGGGCTGTACGAAGTTTCTCCAAGTTAAAATCGAACGACTCACACTCCTTTTTAGCTTGTTCCTCATATTTTCTTTTTTGTTCTTCAATCTTTGAAATTTTTACATCAATTTCTTTGATTGTATTTTCAACCGATGCATCCAAATTCTCAATTTGTTCACGATAATAGTCACCTTGTTTTCTGAGAATTTCACTTTTTAATTCAGATGTAGTGCGTTCAATTTGAGCATTGTTTCGATCAAGTTTTTCCTCGAGATATTCCAAGTTGTATAGGTAATTTTGTTTGTACACCTCCTTGATGTTGTTAAGTCTGGAAATTTCACTGAGAAGTTTGACGTCCATTGTATTTTAGTTTAGCTTTTTAGCTTTAAACACATTACTTAGGTCTTTTACAAAAGAATCAAAGTGACCAAGGCGATATTGCACGAATGCCCATAACATAAAGAAAAGGGACTTTGTCAGGCGATTAATATCATTCTCTTCCATCTTGTAAATAGGACCGACGACACGACCCATGAAAGTCTCATCTTTTTCCTTTCCAGTGACGTACATCTCGGCTTGTGTGAGTGCACACGTATCGTCATTCACAGACCAGTGGTAAAATATGAATGGAATGACCATCGAATAAAATTCGAGCTGTCTGCGATCGTTCACAAATGGTATTATGAGAATCCACAAGAGAAAAATGAAATGAATGAGAAATATTATATTCATTTATTATAAGATGAGTGAAGAAATTATTATGGAAGATTTATGGAATGAGTATCACGAGAATGTCTTGCGCCAGTGGGGTGAAGCATCTGCGTGTTACCGATACATGCACCATAGAGGTTTTTTACTCTACAAACGACTGAGTCTGCGTTTTAATTTACCTGTCATTGTGTTATCCACTGTGACGGGAACGGCTAACTTTGCACAGACTTCATTCCCTGCTGGTATGCGAAGCACTGTACCATCGATTATTGGTGGTATGAATTTAATTGCGGGTTTGATCGCCACGATCATGCAGTTCCTAAAGATCAACGAACTCCGTGAAAATCATAGAACAGCTGCGTTAGCTCATGGTGCGTTATCCAGGAATATTCGCCTCCAGTTGTCTCTCCCCAGAGAAGAACGTAAGAAAGAAGGTCTTAAATTTGTCGAAGAGTGTAAGGCTGAATATGATAGACTCATCGAACAATCTCCGCCTATACCCAAAAACATTCTCATGAGTTTTGAGAAGGAGTTTCCCATTGATGGTGTATTCACAAAACCTGAGATATTGACGGTACGTCCCATTCCACCACTCAAATCACCAAAAACGATCGAACCCATACGAGCGATGACAAAAGACACTCCATTTGAACGAGTAGGACAGTATCTCTCTAAAGAGGAGGAGTACGAGGAAGTGGAGGAAGAGGAGGAGGAAGTGGAAGAAGAGACAGACGTCGAGCAAGGTACACCAAAAGAATAAACATTATCAAATTGGTCAAAACACTACATGCAATGTATGGTACAATTTTCCTTTTTAAAGGTTCTACGATACGTTTATGAAGTGCGTCATTTCCGAGCACCAAATCTATGGCCTGAGTAGTAAGATCATCGATGGATTCCTTCATTAAAATAGTCGAGCAAAAAAAAGATCCCGTCGTGACAACAATTCACACGAAACAAATTGATCTTATTCGTAGGTACATCCGTGAAAGAAAGAATGTGTTTATATGTGGAGCACCAGGTGTTGGAAAATCCTACATTCTCAAAGAGGTACTCAGAGGTCTAAACCATGTCGAGTTACAAGCCGACCACTTAAAAAGTAAATCACCATTTCTACAGTTTATTCGACCTTCGACAAAACATGTGTTTATTGAAGACTATGATCCTGTATTCAAACCTATAATAGAGAAGATTTCAGATGGTGATAGGATTTCTCGGGGATGTTTGTTGGTGACTACGACAAACATGTGTATGTATCCAAATTTTGAGACTGTTTTCGTTCCGAAGCATAAACCAGAAAATCTCATGAAACTCACCGAGGAAAGGGGATCTAAAGTGGAACACGCAGCCATTCGTGCCAATGGAAATATACGAAATTTTTTTACATACTTGGAAGGTTATGATGAAATGGATGACTTTCAGACACCCAAAGAATTTATCGCAGAGGTACTTTCAGAAACTGGACCAATC